TGCCTATCAGGAGGAGCCCCACACCTGGCGACCGATCGCCCGTCAGCGCAACCTGCCCGACTTCAAAAACGCCAACGATCTGATCGTGGCTGCCGACCTCACCCCAGAGCCCTTGCTTGAAGGTGGCGAGTACAAGTCTGGGACTCTGGTTGAGGCTCAGCACACCTGGAAGCTGGCCACCTACGCCCGCAAGGTGACACTCACCCGTCAGGCCATCATCAACGATGATCTGAGCGCAATCGAAGAGACGCCCGACTTCCTTGGCCGCGGTTTCCGCCGCCTTGAGAGCAACATCATCTGGGGCCTGATCACCGGCAACGCCCTGACCAGCGTGGACGGAGTGGCGCTGTTCAACACAGCCCACAAAAACGTGGCCACCAGCACCCTGGCGATCAACACGACCGGTTTCAACACCGCCGAAAAAGCGATGCGGAAACAGACCGATATCGCCGGCAACACCATCAATCTGGAGCCTCAGTTCCTGATGGTGCCTACGGACCTGAAGGCCACTGCTATGCAGTTCCTGTTCCCGACCGGTTTCGCCCCCACCGCCCGCACTGGCGATGCTGGCCCTGTGGTGAATGCTCAGGTTGCCGGCATGCAGCTGATCGTTGAGCCCCGGCTTGACGGTGAGGCCGACGTGTTCTACCTGGCCGCTTCTCCTGGCGCTGTTCAGGGCATCGTCTATGGCTACTTGGCGGGCGAAGAAGGCCCCTCGGTGACCACCTCTGAAAAGCGCGATCCCGATGGGGTTGAGCTCCTGGCCCGCTTTGACTTCGGCGCTGCAATCAAGGACTTCCGCGGCTTCTACCGCAGCAAGCCCGTTGCCTGATCACCCTGACCCCATCGCATTGATCCCATGAAAAACGACGTCCAGAACGGTGACTACATCGAGTTCACCGCCGGCGCCACCATCACCAGCGGCCAGCTGGTGCAGGTGGGCGATCTCCACGGCGTGGCCATGACCGGCGTGGCCAACGGTGCCCGCGGCGTGCTGGCGCTGAAGGGTGTATTCACCCTGCCCAAGCTCACCGCCGCATCTGGTGACGCCACCACTGCCGGCGGTCCGGTGTACTTCAGCGCTGGGTCTGTTTCCGGTGCGGTGGGCGACCCCGCCCGCAAGAAAGTCGGCGTCGCCCTGGCCGTCGCCGCCCAGGCGGCCACCACGGTTCAGGTACTGCTCCAGAACTGACCAACCCTGGCCCCGCTCCGGCGGGGCCCTGACTTTCTGACATGGCCAACCCCTGGGACAGGTTGCATCTGCGGATGTGGGAGGCCACATCCAGGCGGCTGGGCCGAGTGGTGGTTCAGTTCGGCGAGCTGACCACCTTCGGCATGTTTGACCGGAAGACGGAGATCACGCTGGATGAACAGGTGCTGAGCCTGGAGAACGCCCTGACCATCAAAACCTCCGAGCTGGGCAGCCTGGCCTACGGCGACCAGGTGACCGTGGACGGCGGGCTGTACAAGGTGCGGCACGAGCCGATGCGGATGGCTGACGGGCTGCTGTCGATCGTGCTGCTGGAGCAGATTCAGGAGGTCGCCACCTACCTGGTGACGCTGAGCGGCCTGCGGATCACGACTCTCGATAACAGGCAACTCCGCATTCTGTAGGCATGGCTGAAACCACGATCACAGGCCTGCCGAACGCCACGACCCCGCTCAGCGGAACTGAGCGGGTGCCGATGGATCAGGCCGGCACGACGAAGGATGCCAGCACCCAGGACATCGCCAACCTGGCGGCTGGCGCGATCAGCAGTGCTGTGGCTGCCCACGTAGCAGCTGCAGACCCGCATCCTGGCTACCTGACCGCCGCCGAGGGTGACGCGGCCTATGTGGGGCTGAGCGATGCCCGGCTGAGCGACGCCCGCGAATGGACCGCCACCACCATCTCTCAGGCTGAAGCAGAAGCCGGCACCGCGACGACCCGCCGCGCCTTCACCGCGCAACGCGTCTTCCAGGCTGTTGCCGCCTGGTGGGCAGCCAGCACGGCAAGGACGAAGCTCGACGGCATCGAGGCCGGCGCTCAGGTCAACGTCGCCACCGACCTCACCTACGACGCCGCCAGCCGCGAGGTGCGCAGCTCAACCGGCACTGATGCGACTCTCCCCCTAGTCTCCACGACTTCGGCGGGTCTCCAGCCCGCCACGGGTTTCGGCGCGATCACCTACGCCAGCAGCGTTGCGCTGGACCTGGCGGCCCGCGACGGGCAGGTGGCCACGATCACACTCACCGGCAGCCTGGAGCTGACCACCAGCAACCTGGCGAACGGGCGCAGCACCGGCCTGCGGCTGATCCCCGGAGCCAACAGCAGAACGCTGACCTTCCCAACGGATTGGGTGTTCGTCTCTGCCAAGCCCGCCAGCCTGCCCGCAAACAAGGTGGCCCGATTGTCGATTGAGTGCCACGGCACCACCAACGCGGATGTTGTGGCGGCCATCGCCATCCAGCCATGAGCGACCTGATCCGCCTCAACCCGATCCGTTGGCCCTACTCACTGGGCCAGCTCCGCGGCGATGAGCCAAGCCGGTCGTTCTCCGCGAGCCCGAGCAACCGCGAGCTGGCCCACTACGGCGTGTTCCGCGTGGTGCCGCAGGCCCAGCCCAGCCACAACCCCGCCACCCATCGCGTGATCGAGGCCCAGCCCGTTGAGGCCGATGGCCAGTGGCTGCAGCAGTGGGAGCTGGTGGAGCTGAGCCAGGATGAGCAGCAGGCGTATTACCGCCAGACGCACCCCCCGCGCTGGATCGAGTTCAGCGATGCCCTGCCGGTGGAGGTGGATGGGCTGCTGGCCGCTGCGCAGGCAGTCTCGCCACGCCTGGCGCTGGCCCTGGGCGTGGGCATGGGCAAGGCCGCCGATGGTGACAGCCGGGTGTTTCTCTCGGCCTGGCAGACCGCACGCGGACTGGGCCTGATCCCCGCCGAGCTGGTGACTGGCCTGCAGATGCTGGCCACGCAATACGACCTGCCCGCTGAGTTCATCGCTGGACTGGCTGGCCCGCAGCAGCAGTGGAACTGGCCGCCGAATCCGGCGCGAGGCGATGAGTGGACCGGCCCTGATGGGTCGCGGTGGCGATGGGATCAGCCGAGGGCGGTGGATGGCACCTATGCGCCGGACGATCCCGAGACTGAGGCCGTGGAATCGGCGCTGCAGTGGTTGCCGGTGGGGGGTGAGTCGTGACGCTTGGGTTGTTTGACGTGGCGTTTGTGGGCAGCCTGCAGCCACCATTTCCGCTCGCTACGGGCGGCAATTCGGTCACGGACATTACGGTTGGGGCATTCACTTACCGAGTGCACTCGTTTACATCTGTTGGATCTTCGTCTCTGATTGTTACCGCTGGCGGTGAGTTTGAGTATTTGATTGTTGGTGGTGGTGGTGGTGGTGGAAATTACGGTGGCGGTGGCGGGGCTGGAGGGTTTCTGTCCTCATCGCTGAGCCTGCTTGCCGGAGGGTATTCCATCGTCGTTGGGAATGGAGGCAGCTCAGATAGCAATGGCGGCAATTCAGAGTTCGGCGGCTTAATCGCGCTAGGTGGAGGAGCCGGAAGAAGAAGGGGCGGATTGCTAGGAGGATCTGGCGGCGGCGCGGGCTGCGAGACAGGGGCAGGCGGCAGCGGGACGTCTGGACAAGGTAGCAATGGCGGATCTTCAAGTATCGCAGGCGCGAGCGGCGGAGGCGGTGGGGCCAATGCGGCTGGGGGAGCAGCAATAAGCGCCGCCATCTCCGGCAATGGTGGCGCGGGCAAAGGATCGTCCATTACTGGAGTGTCTCTAAATTACGCGGGCGGAGGTGGAGGCGGGGTTTTTTCCAGCGGCGTACCCGGACTCGGGGGACTGGGCGGCGGCGGGAACGGAGCAAATCAATCGAATAGCGGATTTGCGGCGACTCCAAACACGGGTGGCGGTGGCGGGGGTGGCGGGGCTGTTGAAGCGAATCCGCGTCCCGGAGGATTGGGTGGCTCTGGCATTGTCATCGTCCGCTACCGCATAGCCTGATGCACAGCATCAACCTCACCACGCTGGACACCCGCCTCACCACCCTAATGGCCGCCATTGCGGCGGCGATTCCATGAGCACCACCAAACGCGAACAAATCCTCGCCCAAGTCGCCACCACCCTGGCGGCCACCAGCGGCGTGAGCGGGCGGGTGTATCGCTCCAGGCAAGAGCCCCTCAGCCGCAACGAGTCGCCGGCCGTGGTGATCCAGCCAGGGCCAGAGCCAAAATCCGCCGAGCCGGTGAGCACCTGCAAGATCGATCACACGTTGACGCTGGTGGTGGCCGTGTACGCCCGCGGCGCGATCCCTGACCAGGTGGCCGATCCGGTTGTGAAGTCCGTGCACAGCCTGCTGATGGCAGACCGCACCATCGGCGGCCTGGCGATGGACATCTGGCCCCTGGACCGCGATCCGCAGTTCTCCGAGGCCGACCTGGCCGCCGTGTGGGAGGTGCTCACGTACCAAGTCCGGTACCGCACCAGCGTCACAGATCTGGGTGCATAGGCTGCAAGTACGGAACCTCACCCCTCCGCATGGCCCGATCCAAACCTGAGCCAGATCCCCGGCCCACCGATGGCGGCAGCTATCTGCTGGACGAGGCCACCGGCAAGTGGATCAACCAGGACTGCAAGCCCGCTGAGTGCGTGATGCCCACCCCTGCCCCCGCTCCGAGCAATGACGAAATCGACGCATAGGCGCCTTCTGCTGGCGGCAGTGGAGGCGAGCTACGGCACCTTCGAGACGGTCGCCGGCACCGATGCCCTGTTGGTGCAGAACCTCGACTGTCAGCCCCTCGACGCAGGCCTGATTGATCGCGAGCTGGTGCTGCCGTATTTCGGCAACCGGCCCAAGATCGTCGGCCAGCGGGTGGGCACGGTCACCTTTGACGTGGAGCTGGCGGGATCGGGCACGGCCGGCACTGCCCCCCGCTGGGGCCGGCTGCTGCGGGCCTGCGGGTTCGGTGAGACGGTGGTGGCCACCACCTCAGTGACCTACGCCCCGGCGATGACCGGGATCGTTGGCGTCAGCTTCGACTTCAACAACGACGGCAACCGCCACCGCCTGAAGGGCTGCCGTGGCAACGCCACCTTCAACCTGGCGGCCGGCGAGATTCCCCGGATCAGCTTCGAGTTCTTCGGTGAGTACGTGGCTGCCGCCACCGAGGCCCAGCTGACCCCGACCTTTGCCAATCAGGCAACGCCGGTGATCGTCAACAGCGCCAACACCACCGGCGTGAACATCCTGGGCCTGACCACAGCCTGCATGGAATCCTTCACCCTGAACCTGGGCAACGAGATCCCCCTCCGTCAGCTGGCGGGCTGCACGCAGCAGTACCCGATCACCAACCGCCTGCCCTCTGGCGAAGCGGTGATTGAGGCCCCGGTGATCGGCTCCGGTTCTGGTGAGAAGGACTACTTCGCCCAGGTGATCAGCCAGGCCACCGGAACCATCGCCTGGCAGCACGGCCAGACCGCAGGGAACATCGTGACCCTGAGCATGGGCCAGTGCAACATCGACTCCCCGACCTACAGCGACAGCGACGGGATTCAGATGCTGAACGTGCCCTACATGGCGCAGGCCACCAGCGCCAACAACGAGATGAGCCTGGTGCTCACCTGATCTTCACGACCACTCACTGAACACCATGTCCTTCGTTCTGAAGCAGTCGGCCAGCTATACCTGGCCGGTGCCCCTGCTGATCCCGGTCAGCGGCGGCCGGCGGGAGAAACACTCGTTCGATGCTGAGTTCAAGCGCCTCCCCCAGAGCCGAATCAACGAGATCGCCAAGCTGGCCCGAGCCACCGAACTGGGCCGCGCCGGTGATGATGAGCTGCTGGACGACAAGACCGCCGCACGGGAGATCCTGATCGGCTGGGCCGGCATCACCGATGACAGCGGCAAGGATGTGCCGTTCTCTGAGGCCGCGCTGGATCAGCTGCTGGAGATCCCCACCATCGCCGGGCAGATCATCAAGGCCTGGTATGGCTCGATGGAGGTGGCCAAGAAGGGAAACTGACCGGCGCCGTCGATCACTGGTGGAACGGTGATGGCGGCGCCAATGATGACCTGCTGGCGGACCTGCAGGCCTACGGAGCGGACGTGAGCTGCCTGCCGGAGGTGGTGCAGAACCCGAAGCAGTTCGAGGTCTGGCCTGAGCATGAGGACGCAGTGATGATGTTCCTGCTTATTCAGACCCAGTGGCGGCCGGGGGGCAGTGGCGTGATTGGGTTGGATTATGAAGTGCTGCTGGGTCCGGGGAAACTATTTGATCTTTACGCTGTGGGTAACCGGCGCCAGGCTCTGGAGGATCTGCAGATCATGGAGAGCCGCGCCAAGGAACTGATCAACAAGGCCGCCGAACCGAAGCAGCCGAAAGGGAGGCGCCGCTGATGGCCATGAATCTGGAGGCGGTGCTGCGGATCGCGGCGAAGGTTGTAGGGCTTGAGGAAGTCACGAAGCTTGAGCGGGCGATCGGCGGGGCTGAGAAGACGGCGAAGGATGCGAAATCGGCGTTTGCAGCCGTGGTGGGATCTGCCGCCTGGCAGGGCATCGCCGCAGCCGCAGCCGGCGTCGGAGTGGCCATTGGCCTCTCGACTCGCGCAGCAATCGAGTTTGAGTCCAGCATGGCCGATGTGGTCAAGGTGCTGGACGGCGTTGAACCGGCCGGGATCGTTCAGATCAAGCAAGAGATCTTCAGCCTGGCCAGGGAAGTGCCGCTGGCAGTGAACGAGATCGCCGCCCTTTATGCCGCCGCTGCTGGCTCTGGCGTGCCCCGATCAGAGCTGGAGCAGTTTGCCCGCGACGTGGCGAAGATCGCCGTGGCCTGGGACATGAGCGCCGCTCAGGCCGGCGAGTCGATCGCCAAGCTGAGCGCCAACCTGGGCCTGTCTCATAAAGAGACGATGGACCTGGCCGACGCCATGAACTACCTGGCCAACAACATGGGTAGTTCGGCCAGAACGGCAGCCGATCTGACCGACTTCATGCTGAGGGCGGCATCGTCGGGCAAGGCTGCGGGGCTGGCAGCCACTGAGACGGCAGCGTTTGGCGCCGCAATGCTCAAGTCTGGCGCCCAGGCGGAGGTGGCCGCCACCAGCTTCAACAATATGATTCGGGCGCTCAGCCGTGGCCCATCCATGACCGAACGGCAGGTGGACGCACTGCGCCGGCTGGGCTATCAAATGGCGGACGCCAAACAGGTGGAGTCGCAGCTGACCCGTGAGGCTGAGGCCGCCAGCCGCCGCCGAGTGGACGCAGCGAGGGACCAAAAAGATCAGGTGATCCGGTTGGCGCAAGAGCAAAGCGACCGCCGGATTGAGATCGCCCGCGATGAAACCGACCGGCTGAGCAGGGAGATCAACCGCCGATTCCGCGATGAGCTCACGGCCCTGCAAGACGGCTGGGAAGATCAAGCCAGAGCCCAGGAGGACGCGGCGAGGGATCGCGCCGACGCGCAGATCAAGGCGCTGCAGCGGCAGGAGCGGGCGGAGGTTGATCGCATCCAAAAGATCGCCCAAGCCCAAAAGACCGACGCCACTGCCGCAGTCGATCAGATCCGCGATGCCTACGAATCACGAATCGACGCCATCCGCGATCAGCTGGACCGCGAGATGACGGTTCAGCGCCGGGCGGCCCGCGACCGACAGCAAGTCATCCGCGATGAAATGGATGATCGCCGCGACATGGAGCTGAAGGCAAACTCTGATCGACTAACGCAAGTTGAGAAGCAAGAAGATACTTTTATGGAAACTCAAAAGTCTGCCGCTGAAAATCGATTCAAGGCTTTAGAGGACGCCGAGAAGCAATACCTAGAACGGGCCAAGGTCACAGCTAAGAAGACGGGAGAGGAGCGAGCAAAAGCCGATATGCAAGGGTTTACCACTACGTTCCAGAAAAACGCGATCGGCACCATTCGAGATGTGTTTGCTCGGATCAGGAACCTGCCCAAGGAAATGCAGATCTCCGTTATCAGTGATCTGTTTGGCGATGAGGCCCGAGCACTGGCGCCGCTGATCAATAATGCAGAGTTACTGGAAGGCGCTTTGGGTCTAGTCGGAGACAAGGCTAAGTACGCCGCATCGGTCAACGATGAATTTATAGTCAAGCTGGCAACAACCGCCAGCCAGATGCAGTTGGCCAAAAACCAGCTCGACATTTTGGGTATTCAGTTTGGCGAGAACTTCGTCAAGGCGCTGCAGCTTGCAATGAAAGCCCTTGACCCTGTGTTCGGCCTGCTGGTCAAGATTATGGAGCTGCCGGCGGTAGGCCCAATCTTCGCTGGCTTGGCGGCAGGATTCGTTGCGCTGGCCGCTGCCGCGCCGTTCATTGTTTCCCTGATCAGCCTGTTTGGCACACTAAAGGCCGCCCTGGCTGGCGGCGCCATCGTTGCAGCGCTCAAGACGTTTGTGGGCGCATTTGTGTTCGCCATCAGCAAGGGCCTGATTCCGGCATTTCTCGGATTCATCAGCTGGATCGCCGGCACGTTCATTCCTGGCTTGCTGGCGTTCCTCGGCCCCGTCGGCTGGACCGTGCTCGCCGTGGCTGCCGTGGTGGCCATGGCGATTGCGTTCCGCGAGCCCCTGACGCAGTTTGTCTCCTGGCTGTGGAAGTGGACGGAGTTCGCCCGCGAGCCGTTCGTGCGGCTGTGGGATGCGGTGGTGGGC